ATGGCCGCAAGGGATCATGCCTACAGGACAATGGGGATGGATGTGAAATGAAAGGCAACCCAGATAGCGGCGACGAAGAGGAGTTCAGCATTGGGCAAGCTCTCCTATGCATTCCGCTCGGCATCGCCATTGCTGGCCTATTTATCCTTTTCGCATCATTCGCTCATGCCGCGGTGCATCCCGACACGGAAATGCCATCTGTAAGGCCAGAAACGGCCAAGGAAGTGCAACGGCCAAAGCCGCGATGCGTGAGGCTTCGTACTGCGATCGTCACTGTACGCCTCGCTAATGGCGCAGTGTTGATAGCCCCGATGACCATTGCGGTGCCGTGCTGATGCCAAAACTCAGGGATTGGGAAAGAGATGGCATGCTCCGCGATTATGCAAAGGGTGTCCCGCTGAGCGAGATCGCCGCGCGATACGAGGTGAGCAAATCTGCTCCGATCATGCTGGCAAAGAGCTATGGTGTCATCCGCGGCTCGTATGTTGATCCGGCGAAGATGAAGACTCCGGTTCCCGAATGTCCTGTTGCCGAAGTACGCAGACTTGCGGCCAAGGGGCTATCTATCACTCACATTGGCGCCCTGCTTCGGTGCCGCTATGCCGATGTGGCGAGAGTGCTGGCATCGTGAATATGGCGGGATGGTTTGGGCCCTGGTTTTTCGGGCGTCCAAGACCCCGCCCCCAAGAGACAGATTGAAAGGATATCGACATGGCCAAGAAAACCAAACCGAAGCCGATGAAGCCGCGTCCTGGGTGCTGAGCGTGGACGAAAACTCAAGGTATGTGATTTGGGCTGAAAACCACGAAGACAAGCCCGTTTATGCCAAAACTTGGCTGGGTTCTGAGTTTCAAGCGTTCAGGCTCGGCATACTTTCCTGGCTGAGACTTTCGCCGCAGCGCGTCTGCGTTTTTACTCCTCACCGAAGTGCCGCAATGGTCAGCAAACCAAAACCCAAACCCATGAAGCCGCGGCCAGGCGGCTACTGAACCAAGGAGTTCCGTCCATGCCCCTCAAAAAAGGCAGTGACCAGAAAACCATTTCATCCAATATCAAGACGGAGCGCGCCGCAGGAAAGCCTCAGGCTCAGGCCGTCGCCATCGCGCTTTCGGAGGCTCGCAAGAGCAAGTCCTGATCATGCCAGCCCTCAAAGACCCAAAGCATGAGGCCTTCGCCCAGCACGTGGCCAAGGGCATGATCCAGACCGAGGCGTATACCGCTGCCGGCTACAAGGCGAAGTCGGATAGCGCAAGAGCCAACGCTTCAAGGCTGCTTGCAAATGCTAATATTCAGGCCCGCGTGTCCGAATTGCAGGCAAGAGCCGCCACCAAAGTGGTGGATACCTCGGCATTCGAGGCGGTATCCCTATTTCAAAAGATGTTCGACATCATCGACAAGGCGATAGCGGCTGGTGATCTCAAGACGGCCGCTGACGCTCAAATGAAGGTTATCCGCTGCTTCGGCTACGAGGACTCGCCCACGCTCACCCACGAGCATGTCAAGGGCCAGGCAATCCAAGCCCCCGACCGCAAGCCGGATGAGAGCGAAGGCGAAAAGCGCGAGGAACTCAGGGACTCCGTCGTCAAGAACTTTGCCGAGGAGCTGAAGAAGCTGAGGCGGCGGACTGGCTGAGTTTCAGGGCTTTGCGCAGGTCAGCGTCTAGTCGCGCCTGCCAGCCTTTACCTGTCGTTCGATAGTGCTTGAGTATGTCAGAGCTGATGAGGATCGTGACCGGCTCTTTCCCTGATGGCGGACGCCCTCGTCCTCGCTTTTCTGTGGGGATTGACGGGACAGGCTTGGGCGGTGGCGCTGGTGACGGCTGCGCTTCTTGGCGCTGAACGGGTTTGGTCGTCGCCTTCTCTGGCGCGGCTTCCCTGAATTGAATGGCCATTTAGGTCTCCGTATTTCTCTACGTATAAAAATAATTCCTTACGTACGATATTCAAGGCGAAGCCGAAAGGCAGAAAGAGGCGAAGATGATGAGCATTGAACAAGCGGTCGAAGCGGAGATCGAACGGCGCGAGGCTGTTATGATTGATCCGCACGGCGTGAATATGATTATTGATCCTGGTTCCGCGAAGCCGCGCCCCTGCAAGGTCAGCGAGATCGCGCCAGACTATGCTGGCATTCGTGCGGCGGCGAAGGAAGAATTCACAGTCACGCCAGAAGACGTGCGGATGTCATGCGTTGGCACGGCGGCCGGGTTTGCGGGGAAGAGCGCGAAAGACATCATCCGAGAGGCCGATCTTCTCGCTGACTTCATCCTGAACGGCAAGGCGAAGCCGGAGGAGAAGTCCAATGGCTGAGGAGGTCAAAGAGAATGCAGCGATCCGCATTCTGAAACGCCGCAGGGAAGAATGCAGCCGCAGTCTCGATATGGCTGAGGCTGCGGTGCTTTCGGCCCATAGCCGGGCTGGCGAAGCCATAGAGAACGTTGCTGGATGGCGGCGCGAACTATCTGAGATCGACGCCGCATTGGCTGCTCTTGAGGCGGGAGGCTCCAATGTCTGAAGAAGTCCAAAAGAATGCTGTAGTCGGCGATGGCGAAGCGGATAATCCTCAATCCCCGTGGCCTAGGATAAATTCAGCGATCGGCACTCTTCGTGGGAAGAAGTTTGATCTGGAGCGGCTGATCAAGGAATATGAAGCGGCGCTCAGAGACGCGTCGAAGCGGCTTTCTGATCATCAGCGCGATATGGTTGAGATCGACGCGGCGCTGGCGCTTCTTGAAGCGGGAGGCGTCGATGGCTGATCAAACATCGAAGCCGCTCACTGACTTCCGTGTGTTGAAAGCCCTCAACGGCGGATGGATACTCACCCCCAACGATCGCGATCCTGGCTGCTGGCCGGACGCCCATGCCTTCACCAACGCGGCCGACATGCTGGCGGCGCTGCCTGGGCTGATCGGTGCTGTTCCTGACAATGAGGCCGCAATGATCGCCAGATTGGATGCCGAGCGGCAAATACTGGGGAGGGGTAGTTTGATGACGGCTTCTGTGGATGCCGGTCCCACGGTTGATCGTCTCGTCCCTGCCTGAGGAGATGGGCGCATCCAGGCGCCGCGACAAGTCCCATCTGTCGCTGGCAAAATCTTGCATTCAATCCAACTGGAGAACCTAAGCCATGGCCTTTTCAGGTGTCCACGCCATCTGCGGCTTTGTCGGCGGCGATGGCTTTTCCAAATCGCCGTCTCTGTCCACTACCATGCCAGTGATCTGCAAGCCGGTATGGTCTGAAGCCCCAAGCACGGGCGTTACCAGCACCAATGTAGCGCCAGCCGGCAGCAGTAACGGGGCGGCTTGTCGAACCGGCCAGCCGATGATGCGGTTTCGAGCCTCGGCGGATTCATGGGTATCTGTCGGATCGACGCCAGACGCTACCTCGGGAACGCGGTTCCTTGTTCCGTCTGACACCGACTACGATGTCTATGTGGAAGCCGGCGACAAATTCCAGTGGATCGCGGCCTGATAGAGTGGAGATTGAGGCGATGCGCATCCTGAACGAATGGGAAGGAAAGCTTGGCCCTGACCCGAATTTGGACAGCATGCGCTCGTCAGGGCATGTAGCGGAAGGCGAACCAAGCATGGGCGAAGTCGGCACGTTCGGACCTTCGATCAAATTTATAACGAAGGACGATAGTCGTCTGAGTTTTTCTGATCATCTCAGATCACTCATGTACGATGACCCACGGCAAGGCCCGCCGAAGGAGCCGAGAATTTATGTCGGCCCTGTCAAAGAAGCCAAAGTCTGAACTCGTGCATGCTGTCCCGCTACAAAGGAGATCGCTACAGGGCCGCTGCGAACCCTGAACTGGTAGCATTTGTCGAATCCGACGAACTGCACTCACTCGACTACGATAGCGCCTGCGATTTCTACGCTATGGTGGCGGAGACGGCCACTGAAGCTGATCTGGCCTATCTTGGGTGTGTGGATAGGTATTTTCTCTTCACCGCGATCCTGGGCCGTCATGACGGGTTTCATCCGTGGCTCTATGACAGGTGCCGGGAAGTGGAGCTGGAGCCGGATGGATTCCTTGACCTATGGTCGCGTGACCACCGTAAAAGCTCGTTGATCACGTTCTCTGGCTGTATTCAGGAAATCCTGAACGATCCTGACATAACCATTGGCATCTTCTCGCACACGCAAAAGATTGCCAAAGAGTTTGTGAAATGGATCAGGCGAGAGTTCGAGGCGAACGGCAAACTGCGGCGTCTTTACCCGGATGTGTGCTGGCTCAAGCCTGCAAGCGAAGCTCCGGTTTGGACTGAGAACGCTTTTACGGTTCGTCGCCGTGGAAATCCGAAAGAGGCAACCTTGGAAGGATGGGGACTTGTCGATGGCCAGCCCACCGGCAAGCACTTCCGCCTCATGGTCTATGACGATGTCGTGACCAAGGACAACGTGACGAACGCGGACCAGATCAAGAAGACGACGGAGTCGTGGGAACTCTCGGATAATCTCGGCGCCGACGATGCCCGCAAGTGGCACATTGGTACAAGATATTCTTTCGCGGACTCCTACGCTGAGATCATCAATAAAGGCGTTGTGACGGTTCGGAAATACCCGGCCACGGACAACGGCAGGATTGATGGTAAGCCCGTCTTCCTTGATCCTGAGGTGTGGGAGAAGAAGAAGAAGGCCCAGACATCCACCCTCGCCGCACAGATGCTCCAGAACCCGCTATCGGGCAAGGAGCGCACCTTCGAGCCGACATGGTTCAAGCGCTGGGAAGTCCGCCCAGCGGCGGTAAACGTCTACATCATGGCCGATCCATCGCGGGGCCGGACAGCAACATCAGACCGCACGGCAATGCCAGTCATTGCCATTGATACCAAGGGCAAGAAGTATCTGGTCGACGGCTTCTGTCACAGGATGACGCTCTCCCAGCGGTGGGATAACCTGAAGCACTTGCACAAGAAGTGGGCCGCGATGCCAGGCGTTGGCATTCTGAAAGTGGGATACGAGCGCTTCGGGCAGCAATCCGATGATGAGTATTTCACCGAGCGGATGCGCAACGACAACTATTTCTTCAACATCGAAGAACTGGCGTGGCCTCGCGAAGGCGGGGCTTCGAAAGAGCACCGCGTCGAACGGCTGCAGCCTGACGTCCAGTTCGGAACGTTCTATTTCCCCGCATTTGTCCATGTACAGGGGCAAGGCGACTGCCAGTGGTCAGTGGACGAAGAGCAACAGATCATGCGCTATGAGCCGCTACGGGGCGAAACTGCGATAGTCAGGCGCATGAAGGAAAGAGGGCAGGGCTATCTCGCCGCCGCTCCTATCAAACGGAAGAACGAAGCCGGCGAGATATACGATCTCACCCGCGAGCTTATCGATGAAATGATGTTCTTCCCGTTCGCACAGCATGACGACCTGGTCGATGCCGTGAGCCGGATTTACGACATGGAGCCGATGGCTGCGGCTGTGATCGAGGTGTTGCCGGAAGAAAAAATTCCGGAAGATGCGTGAGGCGAAGATGCTTGAAGACTGGCAACGGGCCATATGCGACCGAGACTTGAACACATATGGTCTCGCTTTATCCAATCTGACAATTGAGCAAATTCGCTCTCAGCCAACGCCAGAACCTGCCGAGGCTCGTTTGAACGCGCGCTGTGTCGAAGAGTTGCGCCGCGTTTACTCATCAGATGAACTGCGGCGTCGGATCAGATGGACGGAAGAATGCATAAAGCGGGGGCGAGGCGTCCCGCTTGCTGAGATCAACTGAGGCGAACAAATGGTTTATGCACTGACTGGAGACTTTTGGGATAAGGCATATGCGGAGAATGCCGCAGCCACCCTTGAAAGCAAACAGCTTGGCCTTGATTGGCGCAAACATGACTACGGGCGGGGCGTCACCCTTGATGATGAGCGCCTGGAATCCTTGAGGATGGCGGCGCAAAGACTCGCGGCTAGGCCAAGGGACGTAGTTGACATGCTCTCAGAAAACCACCGCAGGGCATTTGGGGCTCGGCCAGATTTGAGCGATGAGGCGAAAGGAAGCTGAAATGATCACATTGTTCGCAGGCACAACGCAGAGAGAAATGTCGCGCTACCAATGCCACAAACAGGTCTGGGCGCTGAAAATCAAAGAGATCGAGACGACAGAACGAACGGCCTCTGCGGTGGTGCTGGTATGACTGATATCATTGACCTCCAGCATGAGCGCGCTGCACGCGATCAGCCAGACGCAGATTGCGTCCGCAAGGATGACTACGGCCGACCGCTCTATCTATTTGCGCTCGAATACAAGATGGACGGCCACACCTGGTCAAATGATGTCTGGGCCTACTCGTGGGAAGATGCTGAGAACCGCGTTGCGGCTATGCGCAGCAGCCTTGAGGTTCGCGGGCAGTTGATGGGGTTTGTGCCAGCATGAGTAACCGCGCACTGATGCCGAACGTCATAAAGCTCCCAAGCCGTTTTCAGATTGGTCAGAACGTCCGTGTGGGACGCCGTCGTGGATCAATTTCATCGGTAATATTTGGCGAGGGAACGGTTGACTACGAGGTTTTTGATGGCCGGACATCGCTTGGCGTTTTCCCGAGTTACGAAGTCAGCGAACCGTTGAAAATCGTGGAAGTGGCATGAGCAACGTTGTCGACCTCCCCAAGCGCGAGCGCCTGATCTGGACATGTGGGCATTGCGGATGCTCGACGTTCTACCTTTACAACGATCAGACGTGCGAGTGTGCCGGCTGTGAAAAAATCTCAGATGCCGGCGAGTGGGTGACTCCCATCGAAAGCAAACCGAGGTCGCCTGAAAAGGACAACAGCGGCAGTCTGTCGGTTATTGCGATCGGCAACGTGAACTTTGCCAAGCGCAATGTCCTTAAGAAGATCGCCGCTCGATCCGACGAAATCGCCCTAGTGGCAGGATGGTTTGAAGACGGCTCTTCAACGTCATGGTGCGGGGCTGAAACGGAAGAGCAACGAGACTGGGCTATCCGCAAACTTAATGAGTTGGCCGGGTTCATTGCCAACAAGCCGACAGTCGAGACTGAGGAATAACCATTGGCCCGCCTGGTCGAACGCTCCTACCTCTCGCTTCTGCTAGAGGCGGACCCGGATTATTACACGACCAGCCGCAACACCAACCGGGCTGAGTATCGCTTCTCCAATGGTCGGGAATTCCTCGGGCATAACATCTACGAGAACTACAAGCCCTTTCTATACGGCGTTGAATATCTCGGCATCCCCGTTTTCTACAACGGCGAGATCGTCACCTATCAGACCACCGAACTCTACGATGAGTTCTTCGATAATCCATACACGCAATGGGTCACGGATGACGATGGCAACTATGTCGTTGATCTCTATGGCCGGTATGTGACCGGGAATTAGGCGGACCATGTTCAAACTGAACTACGAGTGCGGCGATGATGGCGGCAACGAATACGGCCGCATGGAGGTCGAGACGGCCAAATGGGCGGGCGAAATGTTGCACCGCCATTATCCCGGCTATCCGTGGTTTGTCGAAGTCCGCGGCGACAAGTACAACGCCGTGATCCAGTTGCAGATCAGAGGCATCATGCCGCCTGACCGCTGGTATGTGGTGAAGTTCCGCGATGTCCTGACTGATCCAGGCGGCAGGAGAACCATCCTCAAAGGCGCTGGAGAGCTTCTGGAGCGCTATAACATTCCCCGCTCCGGCTTTACTACCGACCACTGGCGCGCCGCGCTGGAGCGTTTCCCCATCGGCAACGGACGAGGTCATCTTGAACCCCTCAAATAACCGCGTTCCAGGCGAGGATTTCACGCGCCAGAGCGACAGCACTCCCGCCGATGACAAGCAGTGGATCGACCTGTTCAAGAACGCGAAGAAGTCGGCCGAGGATCACCAGACTTCAAAACTGCAGGCGGCATGGTCGCGGAATTATCGGGCATTTGCAAACCGGCATTTCAACGGCTCGAAATATGACACCTATCGCTACCGCTCGCGCTCGAAACTGTTCAAGCCCAAGACCAGGGCGGCTGTGCGCAAGAACGATGCCACCGCAGCGGCTTCCATGTTCTCGACAGAGGATGTGGTGTCCATCACGCCAGAGCGCGCCAGCGACAAGCTGCAGATGTCCATGGCGAGGTTCCTGCACGAGGACCTGAACTATCGCCTCGACCGATCAAACAAATGGGCCGGCCCGAATTGGTTCCTCACCGCCATCGGTGCAAGGCAGGATACTCAACTCACGGGCATTTGCGTTTCAAAGCAATACTGGGAGTACGAAGAGCGCGTCGTCTCTACCTATGTCGATATCCAGACACAGACCATGGCGCTTGACGAAACCGGAATGCCGATCATCGACATGGCCACTGGCCAGCCGGTGATGACGACAAGTGTTGAACAAGGTATTCAGGATACGGTCGACATCGTTCGTGATCGGCCGATGATCACGCTCATCCCGCCAGAACATGCTCTAATCGACAGGACAGGCGACTGGCGCGATCCGATCCAAGAGGGCGGGTTCTTTATCGCCGCCATGCCGGCGCGCATTGACGATGTCGAATACATAATTGCGCAGCAGGCGACCCGCAACGTCATGGGTGGTGGGAAGTGGCGGGACGACATCGATCTTGCCAAGCTTCGCCAGGCCAAGGCGCAGAAGCAGGACAACGCCGCGTCGGTCAGGCGTGCCCGTGGCGATGGCATCGACCCCTATGACAGCGCGTTTCAAGGCAAAGACAACGAAACCGTCTGGCTGTATGAAGTCTTCTACCGCAAGGACGGCGAGGACTGGCATTTCTGGATGTTGGGCGACAACATCCTCTTGAGCGATCCGCGACCGACGATCGAGAGTTATCCTGAACAGTTCGGCGACAGGCCATATGTCCGCGGCCTCGGTGCCCTTGAGGCCCACAAGACGCATCCAATGGCGCCGGTCGAAAGCTGGCAGCCGCTGCAAATGGAGATCAATGACACCACCAACCTTGCACTAGATGCGATGAAGATGTCGATCTCGCCCATTACCAAGATCATGAAGGGTAGGGGCGTCGATCTCAAGCAAGTCCAGAACCGCGGCCCTGATGCGGCAATCCTCGTGCAGTCCATGGATGATGTCACCTTCGACCGGGCGCCTTCACCTGATGGCAACTCGCAGATGGCCGTCAACATCATGTCCAACGACATGGACGAGCTTGCTGGCGTCTTTGCTCAAGGTTCTGTTCAATCTAACCGCATGCTCAATGAGACCGTTGGCGGGATGCAGTTGCTGTCCGCCTCTGCTGGCGCTCTGACGGAATTCGATCTCAGGGTTTGGGTTGAGACTTGGGTTGAGCCCGTGCTTTCTCAGGTCGTCAAACTTATCAAGCATTACGAATCCGATGAGGTCGTGATCTCCGTTGCCGGCGATCGCGCCGGACTGATCGAAAACCTGGTAGCAGGCCAAGGTGGCAGCAAGAAGCCGCTCGACCCACAGGGGCAGCAACAGGACGCCGAAGAGGCGCAGAACCCGTTTGAACTGCCTGTCACGATCCACGATGCTCTGAGCAATCTCGACAAGGCCCAAGTAGCGGTCAAGGTCAATGTCGGCATCGGTGCGCTCGACACCACGCAGCGCATGCAGAAGTTCATGGGCGGTGTCAATATCACCAAGGACTTGGCCCCGCTGCTTCAGGAGCAGGGCATCCAGCCCAACGGTGCAGCCCTCCTGCAGGAAGCATGGGGACTCTGCGGCTATAAGGATGGTGACAGGTTCTTTACCGTAGCACCGCCGAAGCAGGACGACGGCCCGCCGCCTGAGGCCCAGTTGGAGATGCTCAAGCAGAAGGGCACCATGAGCAAGGCCCAGCTTGACGCTGATACGAAACTGCAGATCGAGCACATCAAGGCTGACGTCGAAGCGCAGAAGCTTTCTCTGCAAGAGCGTGAATTCGCCTATCAGCAGATGATCACGCAAATGAGCATTAACCAGCAACAGCAGACACAGAACCTGGACTATATCATGCGACTGCTGGAAAGCGTCGTGCCAGGACATGCGGCCCAGCCGCGGCAGATTGTGCAGCAGCCTTCACAGACTGCGCAGGTTACACAGTTCCCGCAGGCGCGATAGCGATCCACGACAAACAGAGGCGATATGACAGACCTTGAAGAACTGATGGACGACGAGGTTGCTCGCATCCTCGCGATAGACGCCGGCTTGCAAATTCAACAGCTTCTCCAACGGGGCGCTGCGTTCGAAACCCTGCTTATTCATGCGCGGGATGAGGCGCTCGCTGCGATGGACGAGTTGATCCACAGCAAGTTCGACACCCTTGAAGACGTCGCGCAGAAGCAGTGGGAAGTCACCCGCTATCACGCGCTTGTCGGATGGATACAGGCCATCCTTGAGAACGGAGCAGCAGCCATGGATGGCGCTTCCGAGGAGGAAGGCACATGGCTGCAATCAATGATCAGAGGCGAACCGGAAGAAAGGGATTCCTAACATGGCCGGCGAAAATCAAAACATGGCGGCGGAAGATGATGTCCGCGATCTCATCCCGACCGCCGATAATGTCGAAGTTGTCGAAACCCGGCAACGCGAGGCTGAACCGGCCCCGACCGCAGTTCAGGAAGAACCGAAGAAGCCCCGCGAGGGCGGCAAGTATGACGACAAGCGCGCATCAATTGTCGAAAAGCTGAAATCGCAGCGCAGTGGGCACGATGTGCCGCTGAAGACCGTCGCGGAAGAGGCGCAGCAAAGCCGCCCCGCACCACAGCAGGCGGAAGTCCGCGAAGAGCGCACCCCGCCGCCAGTGGAACAGGCCGCTCCTGTAGTGGTCAAGACCGAAGACATTCCGGCGCCAGTGCGCCATAAGCTCAAAGTCAACGGCCGCGAGGTCGAAGTTGACGATGCACAGTTCACAGCGCTTGCCCAGAAGGCCCTTGCCTCTGAGAGCATTCTCGAAGACGCCAAGGTGGCGAAGCTTCAGGCGCAACAGAGATTGGCTGAAGTTGAACGGTTAATGGCCAACCAAAGCCAGGCCGTTCAGCAACAGCCGAAACCAGCGAATGCCCCGGCAGAGGATACCAAACCGGCCACGGACGCAGAGTTGGACGAGATCATCGATCGTATCCAGACAGGTGATCTCAAAGAAGGCGTGGAAGCCCTCAAGAAGTTCGGAAAACAGGTTACGGACCAAGTGCTGGAAACAGTCAGGTCCAATCTCGGAGACGTCGATGCCCGCATGGCTGCTACCATACAGCATGCGCAGGAGACCGCTCGTATCCAAGCCGAAACTCAGAAGGTGCTTGACGACTTCGTTTCCGAAAACCCTGATTTCTCTCAATCGCAGCGCCGGCTGGAAGTCCTGTTCGACTCCACCGTCGAAGTGATGCGAGACAACCTCTATGCGATCGGCGTGAAACCTGAAAAGCTTCAGGAATACTCACGCCATCATGGCCTCGCCCCACAGGCGGCCATTGGAGTTGTCTATCGCAAGCTGGCATCGGAGGGCTGGGAACTTCCCGCTGCCCCCACGGTGATGAAGACAGCGGCGAAGAATGTCAGGGAAGCTTTCGGAATGCCGGAACCGCAACGTGGAGAGGCAAAGCCCGCTCCCGCTCCGGCTCCAGCAGACAACTCAAACTTCGTGGCCGAGCGCATCGAAAGAAAGCAGGCCATGGCTCCCCAACCCAGACGGGCGAACATCTCCCCCGGAAATGACAGCGCACAGCCCGCCAATACCGAAGACGCTACCAATCAAAAGTATCGTCAGGTGGTGGCACAAATGCGCGCATCGAGAAAGGGCAGGTAACCCGTCATCCTCTGAAAGGACGACGACATGGCCGGACAACTTTGGTCAGTCAACACCCAGGGCGGTTATCTCTATTCCGACAACCTCTCTGACCACCTCCGCTTCGAACTGCAGCCGCGGACCAAGCTCCGCAATCTCGCCGACGCCTCCGACAAGGCAATCGGCCTGCACAAGGGCAACACCTTCCGCTGGGATCGGTTTTCCAAGCTCAACAAGCGCGGCGGCCCGATCGATGAACAGCAGAGCATGCCGGAAACAAACTTCACCATCGGCCAGGCAAGCCTGACCATCGGTGAATTCGGTTATAGATTAGCCGCCTGATCGGGATGGTTCAGTGTCTCCCGACGCTACCCGATCTTGAAAAATAGGGTGAATTGCTGGGAAGCCCCTCCGCCGAGAGGCGAGGGTAATCAGCAGCCAAGCCGCATATGTAGGCCGAAAGGCTCAGGGATGCGGAAGGTCCAGAGACTAGACGGTGACGAAAGAATAACCCGTCCACGAGCGCCCTACACCATGCCATTGGTGATGATATAGTCCGAGCTGCACTGACGAAGTGCAGAGGCAGAGAGTAAACGGCTCTGCGATAACAAAACTGAACTCTGTACCGTACACCGGCCTCCTCGAGAACCTCGGGGAAATCGATGTCAAGGACATCATCGACCAGACCCTCCGCGACGACGCACGTCAAACGCTGGACCGTCTCGTCGGTTACCAGATGTTCCAGACGCCGCTTCGCGTGGCGCCGACATCCGGCACCTCAACAACCGCTGTCACGCTGACCACCAACAGCGCGACCGCAACCACCAACAACGTCGAACTCGGCACCGGCCACATCAAGGCCATTTCCGATATCATGAAAGATCGTAACGTGCCCGCGTATGATGGGGACGACTACGTTGCGGTCACTCATGCCACGACGATGCGCACTTTCAAGAACAGCCTGGAGACCATTCACCAGTACAGCGAGACTGGTATCCAGTTGATCTTCAAGGGCGAAGTCGGCCGCTACGAATCGATCCGCTGGATCGAGCAGAACGAAATCCCGAAGGGTCACGCCAATGACGCGGCGTTCAACCTGACCTCCGGTTCCGCCAACTACGTCTATGACGCCGTTGCCGATGACTGGAACAACGGGAAGTCCTCTTGGGCTCTGTTCATGGGCTCGGATACCGTTCTGGAAGCGCCGGCCATCCCCGAGGAAATCCGTGCAAAGCTGCCCGGTGACTACGGTCGCGATAAGGGCATCGCCTGGTACTACCTTGGCGGCGCCGGCCTGACCCATCAGGACGCCACCAACGCACGTGTGATCCTTTGGGATTCAGCTGCCTGATCCGGCGGGGCGGGTTAGCGCCCGCCCTTTCTATTTCTTCAAATCGAAAGGACATTGGAAATGTCTTATTCCAATCCGAACCGCCGGACCTACAGCTTTTCGGCCATTGACTTCGGGACATCTGGTTCCCGTTTCATCATTGGCCCGAAGGGTAAAACTGGCCATCTCGTGGAAATCCACGCATCGGTTACCACGACCTTCACCGCCACGACAACGGCAGGCCGCATCGACATCGGCAATTCCACATCCGCAACCGCTTATCAGCAGTTGTCGATGGGAACGACTGCGGCCGGCGTGGCAATCTCGACCAACGATGGTGTGTCCACTGTGA